TCCAGACACTAAGATTTCTCAAAGTGTTGGACGCTCTCTTTTGCGATGTAATCACTCTGTCGAATGAGTCTTTTCGCTTTCGTGTCCTAACGTGAACAGCAATGTCCGTTAGTCTGGAATCTATCTTTCGAAGAAGTGCCTCTCCGTGTGTCGTATGGCTTATTCCTTTGTCATACCATTGGGCTAATAACACAATCCCACAGTTGCCCTTATTCGTCTTTTATCCTGCCGTTTAATACTCCCGACGATAAAAAATATACCCCCAATTATTTCAGCCGCCAAGCAAAAATAAAAGGGGGTAGTATCGCATTGCTTGGCTATACAAATATACGTTCGTGTTTCCAAAAGTTGCCTTCAAAGTTTTCAGTTTCTAATTGTTCAAATCAACGTTCACGTCCTTCATCGATTCAA